TCCAGCCTATGCTGCTGACGGTGTTGGCAAAATGAATAAGGGTGGAATGGCTAAGAAGAAGCCTGCAGCTAAAATGATGGCTGGAGGTATGGCTAAGAAGAAACCAGCAGCTAAGATGATGGCTGGTGGGATGTCTAAGAAAAGTGGTTACATGTATGGCGGTATGGCTAAGAAGCCTGCAGCTAAGAAGAAGTAATTACTACGCATAGCGGGATTGCATTCTTGTATGTAGTCCCGCAACGCTAGACATGGTATAACTATCCTTGGTACAAAAAGGAGTTATACCATGTTTAAACGTTTTTTAACTAAGTTTCAGAAGAACCAGCAACTACGAGCAGACTACTGGATTCTTATGAACATGTCAGACAAAGACCTAATAGATATAGGAATTACTCGTGGCGAAATCAAAGGCAAAATCTACCGTTAATGCGGCTGGTAATTATACTAAGCCTACTATGCGTAAGTCTCTTGTGGCATCCGTTAAGGCTGGCGGTAAAGGTGGAAGCCCCGGACAGTGGTCAGGGAGGAAAGCCCAGATGGTTGCTAAGCAATATAAAGCTAAAGGTGGAGGATATAAGTCATGAAGGTAGAGGCACCTAAAGGATACCATTGGATGAAACAAACTGATGGTAGTATGAAGTTAATGAAACATGCAGCTAAGTTTGTACCTCACAAGGGTGCATCACTTACTGCAAACTTTGCTGTACAGAAAAAGCATGATGGCAAAAAGTAAAAGCCAAAAGAGCCTCACTAACTGGACTAAACAGAAGTGGACTACTAAAAGTGGTAAGCCATCAACGCAAGGACCGAAAGCTACGGGTGAACGCTACCTACCTAAGAAAGCTATTAAGTCTCTTAGTTCTGCTGAGTATGCCGCTACAACACGATCTAAGCGACAGGGAAATGCTGCGGGTAAGCAGTATGTGGCTCAACCGAAGAAAATTGCAGCAAAAGTAAAACCGTATAGGAAAAAATCATGAAGCTATATCTTAAGCGTATCTTACGTGCAGTATTAAATAAAGAGTGTTTGTGTAATAAATGTGATTGCTAGAAGGTAGTTGCATTTTTATTACTAGTATGTTATAACTACATATACCACAACATTAGTTAAAGGTAACAAGACTATGGCTAAGCAGCTAACAGATAACCAGCAGAAGTTTCTAGAAGTACTCTTTGATGAGGCTGCAGGAGATGTTCTTATGGCTAAGCGTATGGCTGGCTATAGTGATGGTACACCTACACGATCAATTACAGAGGCACTTAAAGATGAAATATTTGAAGCTACTAAAAGCTACATGTCAAGACTTGGCCCAAAAGCTGCTATTGCTTATGGGTCGGCTCTGGATGACCCTACGCAGTTAGGCGTTAAGGAACGTATGATTGCGGCAGGTCAGGTACTAGACCGTTCTGGCCTTGTTAAAACTGAAAAGGTTGCAGTAGAGTCTAGTGGTGGCCTGTTCATCCTACCCCCTAAGGATTCTATTTTAAGTAATGAAACGCAAGACTGACTTTCAAAAAACAGATTTAGGCTACTGGATGTTACCAAAGCCTAATAACATAAAGAGTTGGGAGAGAGTACCAAGGTTAACTAAGAGGTCCGTACCCTTTGGTTACGAGATAGATCCTGAGGATGACACTTGGTTAAATCCTATCCCAAAAGAATTAGAATTATTAGGGCTTGCAAAGAAACACTTAAAGCAGTATAGTTACAGGGAAGTATCTGCTTGGTTAACTACTCAATCAGGCAGGCGCATAACTCATGATGGACTTAAGAAACGTATAGATGTCGAGCGAAGACGTAAATCACTTGCTGCAATTAAACGTAAGCTTGCCATCTGGCTTGAAGAAACGATCCAGCAATACGAAGCACTTGAAAAAGAAAGAATCGGTTACTACACCTATAAAGACTGAGGAAGTTAAACTAAAGAAGAAAGTATATGCAACAGCTATACCTGACTCTTATGATGTAGAGCTTGCACAAGAGGTTGTCTTTAGAGCTAACCCCGGTCCTCAAACACAATATCTAGCTGCTAACGAACGAGAAGTACTATATGGTGGGGCAGCAGGTGGTGGTAAATCATACGCCACACTAGCAGACCCTCTACGTAACTTAGGTCATAAAGACTTTAGTGGACTGCTAGTACGACACACGACAGAAGAACTAAGGGAGCTTATACAGAAGAGCCAAGAGTTATACCCTAAAGCAATACCGGGTATTAAATGGTCTGAGAGAAAACAACAGTGGACTACACCAAGGGGTGGTAGGCTCTGGATGTCTTACTTAGACAAAGAGACTGACGTTATGCGCTACCAAGGACAGGCGTTTAACTATGTAGCCTTTGATGAGTTGACGCAATGGAAGAGTCCCTTTAGCTGGAACTATATGAGGAGTCGCTTGAGATCTGCTAACCCTGAGTTGGGTTTGTATATGAGAGCAACAACTAACCCCGGTGGTCCCGGTCATGCTTGGGTCAAGAAGATGTTTATTGATCCAGCTACACCTAACACTTCGTTCTGGGCTACTGATATTGAAACAGGAGACACACTAAGCTATCCTAGAGGACACAGTAAAGAAGGTGTACCTTTATTCCAACGTAAGTTTATACCTGCTAGTTTGTTTGATAACCCTTACCTAGCTGAGAGTGGCGACTACGAAGCAATGCTCTTGTCTATGCCTGAGCACCAACGTAAGCAACTGCTTGATGGTGATTGGGATATTAACGAAGGAGCAGCCTTTCCTGAGTTTAACCGTAAGATACACTCTATAGAGCCTTACAATATACCCAGAAGTTGGGCAAGATTTAGAGCATGTGACTATGGTTATGGTAGTTACACAGGAGTTGTCTGGATTGCCGTCAGTCCTTCTGAGCAATTGGTAGTATATAGGGAGTTATACTGCTCTAAGGTTACAGCTATAGACTTAGCTGACATGATCTTAAGGGCAGAAGCTGAAGATGGAAGCATACGTTATGGCGTACTTGATAGCTCTTTATGGCATAAAAGAGGCGATACAGGGCCTTCACTGGCAGAACAAATGAATATGAGGGGTTGTCGCTGGCGTCCTTCGGATCGTTCTAAAGGTTCCCGTGTAGCTGGTAAGAATGAATTACACCGTAGACTTCAAGTAGATGAGTTTACAGATGAACCTAGACTAGTAATGTTTAATACTTGTACTAACCTTGTAGCACAGCTACCAAGTATTCCTTTAGATAAACGTAATCCAGAAGACGTTGATACAAATGCAGAAGACCACTTGTATGACGCTTTAAGATATGGTATTATGACAAGACCCCGTAGCTCTCTATTTGACTACGATCCAGCAACATCAAGATCAGGCTTTCAAGCGTCTGACCCAACATTTGGATATTGAGTATGGACCCTAAAGACTTTGACGAAAGCTACGAAGAGAATATTGAATCTTCTGATTCCTCTTTTATTAAAGATGTAAAGAAAGACTCTTACGAAGCTGATGCTTCTGTTGGGACTATCATCTCTTTTGTAGAGAATCGTTTTAAGAAAGCTGAAGACTCCCGACTGCAAGATGAAGAACGTTGGTTAAAGGCTTACCGTAATTACCGTGGCTTGTATAATCCACAAGTACAATTCACTGAGGCAGAACGTTCTCGTGTATTTGTAAAAGTAACTAAGACTAAAACTCTTGCAGCCTACGGTCAGATTGTTGATGTTCTTTTTGGTAACAAGAAGTTTCCTATTGTTGTAGATCCTACTAGCCTTCCAGAGGGCGTAGCGGATACTGTACACTTTGACTCTAACCCTGATCCAGCAGCAGAGGAAGCATTTGATACTGTAGAAAAAGCATTTACTCCTTTCACTAATGAAGAAAATCGTCTTGCTCCCGGCGAAACAATGGATCAACTAAAGGAACGCATGGGTGCCTTAGCTGGTAAGCTTGGTCCTGTAGAGGATAAAGTTGTTGAAGGTCCGGGTACAACTCCTTCTGCTATTACTTTTAGTCCTGCTAAAGTTGCAGCTAAGAAGATGCAGAAGAAGATACACGATCAGCTAGAAGAGAGTGGGGCTAACAAACAGCTTCGCCTTGCTGCATTTGAATGTGCTTTGTTTGGTACAGGTATAATGAAAGGTCCGTTTGCTGTAAACAAAGAGTACCCTAACTGGGATGATGAGGGTAACTATGATCCTACTATAAAGACTGTTCCTTCTACAAGCAATGTATCTATCTGGAACTTCTACCCTGACCCTGATGCATCTAACATGGATGAAGCAGAGTATATAGTTGAGCGTCATAAGATGTCTCGCTCACAGCTACGTGCTCTTAAAGGTCGGCCTTTCTTTCGTGACAACGCTATTGACACTGCTCTCAAGACAGGTGAGTCTTACGAGAAGAAGTGGTGGGAGCAAGTCATGGAGGATGATGAGCACGGTAGTAAAGCTGAACGCTATGACGTAAAAGAGTTCTGGGGTTTTGTAGATCGTGAAGTATTAGAAGACCACGATATAGAAATACCTCGTGCATTAAAAGATGCAGAGCAGCTTAACGTAAACTTGTGGATATGTAACGGTCAAGTGTTACGTATGGTTATGAACCCATTCAAGCCTGCACTCATTCCTTACTACGCTGTACCTTACGAAGTTAATCCTTACAGCTTCTTTGGTGTAGGTATTGCTGAGAACATGGATGACACACAGACGTTGATGAATGGCTTCATGCGTATGGCTGTAGACAATGCTGTACTGTCAGGTAACTTATTGATTGAGGTTGATGAGACAAACTTAGTCCCGGGCCAAGACCTATCAGTGTATCCCGGCAAAGTCTTTAGACGCCAAGGGGGTGCCCCCGGACAGGCCATCTTTGGTACATCTTTTCCTAACGTAGCTGGTGAGAACATGCAACTCTTTGACAAGGCTCGTGTCCTTGCTGATGAGAGTACAGGCTTCCCTAGCTTTGCACACGGTCAGACAGGTGTGTCAGGCGTAGGACGTACAGCTTCTGGTATCTCT